CCTTTAGGGGTGATTAACGACGAGTTTTGCGACCGCGCATCATTTTCTTGTACATCTTCATCTCCTAGCTAGACTTATCCCCTTACTGATCGACCGTAAGTTCGTGTAGATGGCATACGGTCTAAACTTCTGAATCCTTGCACCCGATATTGCAAACTAGGCTGGCGAGGAGAATCATTCATAGGCGCTGATGTTCCTGTCCTTGGCTGATCTGCTTTTGGTGCAATAGTGTCTTGAGCCATTATTCCCCCACTGCTTTCAAGTCAGGTTTACTTTGCTGCGGCGGCTGCGGTTGCTGCGCCTGCTTTGCTTCCATTACCTTTAACTTTTCCTTCAGCAACTGCTTCATCGGAGGTTCAAGCAAATCTATCAAAGATTCCTTATCGATAGCGCCAGCCTTAAACATATTGAAGGCAAGCTGTCGCAGGTCTTCAGTAAAGATCGGGCTATTTGAGTGGGCGTCCACCTTTACCACATAGTTGTTGGTGAATTGCTCTGCGATAAACGGCACACCCTCAGTATCAACCAGCCTAGTGTCATCATAAGCTTGAATCAGCTTTAAGAACAGCGTGGATACTTTTTCGAGACTATCTTCAATGACGAGCGCACGTTTTTTCGCTCTGGAGGAGCCGAGTCGGGCGAGTTGGGAGGCGTGACCTTGGCTTCTGACGCCGGTTTCTCCACGTCCTGAGAGTACACTTGTAATACCTGACGCTTCCGCGAACATCGCATCCACTTCACGGATCACCTCGAACAAGTCACCTGGCATTTGCGGAGCCATCTTCTCGACTTTGGCGTTAGGCATATCGGTTGCCAGCAAGCCACCTGCCCGATTCAGCGCAAAGTTCTTCTCATCCAAGATGCCGGTAAAGCCAATCAGCGCTGTAGGTGGCGCAACTTGCTTAGACAGCAAGTCCAGAATCTCCGTCATTCGCTTGTTCCGCAACGACTGCAAGAACACCAAACGCTGTACTTCGCTCTGCCCCCAGTAGTAATCGTACATTGGGTTAGGGCAAAGTTGAATGAATGGCAATTCACCCTTCAAAAATACCTGCTCACCTGGTCGGTCGTAAACGATGACGTCTGGATCGGCGATAGTAACCACCTGATAGTCCATCGTTTCATCGTTCCACACCCACAACTCGGTCATTTCTACCGTATCTTCTGACACCCGCGCCTTGTAGCGGTTCATGCCAGACAAGTCCAAGTTGACCGTACCGGTCATCGTTGGGTTGGTCTGTGACATGATGATGCGGTCAATGCCATCAGGGATGTCTAGTTGCTGTGGCTGGTAGGAAGACGTTACGCGCTTCACAATCTCATCACGCTTGGGATGAGAGTACAGACGGGCGTACAGTTCCGATTTGGTGATGTAATAGGTTTGCGCTATCGCTTCTTGGCGGTCAGTGTACGGAACATCCTCACGCAGTACGCCAATACCTGCCGGTTCCACCATGTACGGGTGAATGCCATTGTTGACGATTAGCTTGACGTAGGTTGTGCCAAAACACAGCGCCCAGGTCAGGGCGGTAGAGAAGACCTGATCACAGTTGCTGTTTAGCCATTCGTCGTTCAGCTTGTTAGTCAACATCGGAATCTTCCGATGCTCTTGAGGACTAACTTCAGCGCCGATATTGATGGTAAACCGTGTCGTTTCTGCGGAATACAGGAACGAGGTCAACTGGTCGATATGCGGGAAAATCTTGTTAAAAAGCGCCGGTGATTCTTCCGGCGCTGAACCAAACAAATAGTAGGATCGAAGTGCGGAGTAATCAGCCTTGCGCTCCTCCCGTGACACAAAGCACTTCTGGATCAAGTCCAGATAGAACTCCTCACGCTGTAGTGGGTTGCTAGGTATCCGCATTTGGATTTATTTGCAGGTTATCATGATCGGCTATATAACTCGCAGCCTTGGGTGCTGTCAAGTTACCTAGGTCTTTAGGGTTCACGCCAACAGGTTCGCCGTTAATAGAACGATAACCATTGCCTTTCACCAAGCTGTCTAGATTCCAGCGAGTACCGGACGTATTCCCCCACATCACAGCGTCACCAGGGCGCTGCTCTCTTGGCGCTTCTGGCGGCGTCTTGTTGTTGCGCGTTAAATAACCAGACTGACTTTCGCCCTCACGCACTGACTTAATATCGCTCATGTCAAAGTCAATTGCCAACTGACTCAACGTCTTGTCATTGTGCTTAGTCTTGTCAGACTTTAAACCTACCGGCTGAAGATGCACGATAGACACTTCTTCATTGCAGCTTTTCATCGGACACTTGGCGTCAAACGACTCAAAGTAGCCGTGTGTCTGACAATGATAATCACGCAATATTCCCATAATCATATCCCCTTCAATTTATCATCAAGTGAAATAGCCTCTAACCATTCTTACCTTGGGTGTCTTGCGAAACTCAAACCACTTCTTGCCGTAGCGTTCCATCACAGCAATCTCGCCATCGCGCCAGGATTCATAGCCCTTAGACACCCTGCGCTGGACTAACTCTGTCATTGGGTACTTCTCAACAATGAAGACGTTGTAGAGCGTTTTGCGATCAACACCACAGAGTTCAGAAAACAACTCTAGCGGGATACCGCGCCTTTCATCAGCCACGAATGCTTTGATAATTTTTAATAATTCCTTTTTAGGAATAACGTCGTTCACGCACTGCCTCCATAAATACCAATCCTTTTCAAATAATCAGATACGTTCCTGCCGACCGCCACCTGCTCTGGCGTCATGTCATCAGTCTTTCTACTCATCTCACGGGTGACTTTCATGTTGATTAGCTTCGGCTGCACCTGTTCGGCAAATGCCGCGCAAGCCAAAGCAGAGGCCATTACACGATCATCCTTATTCCTACCGGTTGCTTGAATGCTAGAGCCTTCACGCACAATGGTCTTCATCTCATCAATCAACTCGGTCGAATAGATCGCCATCATGTTGCGCTCAAAGTAATCCTTCATGTACGACAGCATTCGCTCTTTGGTCTGTGATGTCGTAATCCAGCCGATGCTATTACTGATGCCGCCCAAGGTATCGTTACGCCGCCAGATATAGTTGCTCATGCTACCAAGCACGTTCATCAAGTCATACCCTTGTTGGCCTGTCAGCATAGCTGCCTGCCGCTTTAAGTTTCTTAGTTCGTTGATGACTGCCTGACCAGGGCCGTTGACTTCCAAGTTCAATGTCGAGTTCTTGTAAGCGCCAGCAAGGTGGGCAATCACCCACGCGAACTGATAGGTGTTCATCTCCGGTGTCGCAAACTCTGCAACTTGCTCCATAAGTTCCCGTCATGATGAACGCATAGTCTTCTGTGGGCGGGAATTCCTGATACATCAGCGCATCATCTTTGATGCCCTCATGCAGCTTCCAACGCCACCAGGCCATTTGCCGACTGTTGATCTCTACGTCGTAGAGTTTCTTAATGTCGCGTGTCCATTCTTTTTCTTCTGGTGTTAGCTTGCCATCCCAATAGACTTTGTAAATCTGTGAATCAGCATCGACAGAATAGAACTGGTTACGCCACCAGCCACAGAAGATTGCTCTTTGTGTTCTTGCGCGTTTCGCAGTGACGTACATATCGTGGAACATATTAAAGCCACGCGCAGTGGACTCGAAGATGTACAAACGATTCGGGTTGGTTTCAGCCAAAGAAGCCAGCAGTGATGCTAGCCCTTCTTCATCACCCCAGGACGAAGTTTCAGTTCCGTGTAGAAATGTAATGGCCTTACCGCGACCAAGTGAGCCTTTTGCTCTAAGCCCCGCGACTTGATAAAAGAGACGGCTGCGATTCTTGAGTTGAAGCTGATTCCGGTTGTGGGCAAGAAGCGGTATCCGGTATTCCTTGGGTAGACCTTCCATGTACATGGCAAGGGTTGACCGGAACATATCTCGGTTTTCTTCTGTGTCTGTGGTGAGTGTGCCTTGGAGTCCATTGTGTATAAAGTGCCAGTAAAGGTCTAAAGCCAAAGAGATTGTAGTAATGCCAAGCTGCCGCCCTTTTAGGATCACAAAGAAGTGGATGTCTTCAGCCAGTCCTCTTGTGATCTCATCCATCACATACGTTTGTGTGCCTAGCAGCACGTCCATCTTCTTCAAGCCCTGCTCTTTGGTTTCAATCTTTAACTGTGAGCAAAACCTGTAAAACTGCGCGAGATTAAATTTCATGCCATTAGCATTTCATATTTATAGTAATCAGAAAATAAATCAAACACTGTCTGCTCTCCTTGGATGCCTTCCATCTGCTCCTTAGTTAGCTTCCACAACACTTTGTCATTATCAAGAAGTTGCCTGAATCTTGCGTGATGACCAAACACCTTGGTCAAGTCCATGCCATCATGAAATGGCCCTAAGTGTTCAAAAGAAAAGTATTTAGAAAGTTCATCAGGGCAGAACTGGATACCCACATTCTCTAACGCAGGCCGCATAAAGCAGCAGACCTGGACATCCTCATTCATCAACATAGGTTCGGTCTGGTAGTTACGCATGATGCCGTACTTAGAAGGCGCTTCTAGCATGGCCTTACTACGCAGACTAAAGCCGCCGTTCTGAACTACTCTGACATCTGACTCGCCCCACCAGGTGTACATGATCTTGTACTGACCATAAGACGTTAAGGCTGCGTGTGTCAGCCCACCCACATAGTCGTAGGTCAGCCATTCATCTCGCCAGTTATCAGGGTTTAGCGCCCAACCGTCATGCTGAACGATCAAGGCATACGGGGTGTCAATGTAGTGATGCAGCCCGTACAGCACAAACTCAGAATAGGCATGGTAGTCCAGACCATGCGCCACCAACTTCTGCGGAACATCAGCGGCTACTGCCACATTGGTAATCAGCAACTGCTTGCTGCCAGGCAGTGCTGCCGCAGTCTTCTTTAAAGCTGGCAGGGCTATCCGGCCTCGCCCATCGCCATAGATGGCAACCACCGTAATATCGGAATATCTATCGTTTGCCACCGCGACGCTCCTTATCAAACTCACCTAAGTTCCAGTTGGCTATGCGATACATAGCCTCTTTG